AGAACAATGTTTGCGGCCTTGCGGCCGCTAAACGCTCACCCCGAAGGGAGTAAAAGATTAGTATTTATCATACCAATCAAAACTATCAGTCCAAGTAGAAACAAGGACCTTTTTCTTGGATGGTAGTCCCAAATACCCTCTTCTCGGCTCAAAGCCTTGAGAGAATACATCGGGAGAACCACAAGCTAGACCACACAACAAACGCCCAAATGAGTGTTTGCGAATCTTCCTCGGGACGAGGACGATATGTGAGGTCAACCATCCTTCTCTGCCATTACTGGCAGGGGAGCAATAGTCGGGTTTGCTATCTAGCAGACCTGAATCACCTAGTGATTCTGGCACTGGCAGACGCCACAAACGGTGTACCTTCTTGCGAAGGCGTAACCATAGTGGACGAAACCTTGGATCACAACCGAAAGGTGCTCTTCGTTTGGCATAATGCCTCAACGAATTGCAAAGCTGCAAAGGGTATGGTATACCCTTCTTGGCGCCTTTACAGTAGAATGGTCGGACAGGTTGGCTATGAAACCAATCTGAACCGCACGATTCGAAGAAACTTCCAGCCAGGAAGCTCTTCTCACGGTTAGTCTTGAAACCAAGTAGCTCAAGACACTCGACCACTTCGATAGCATACTCTTGGGGGACAATAATATCATCCCCGAAGACTACAACATCGTCGTGTTCCTCGATAGGTACTATTGAACGACAAACCGCTAAGAAAATCAGCGATTCTAGCTCAAATGTGTACCCATTACCCATGGAGGAAAACTTTTCCAGCTTATGATAGGTGTCATCGATTTTAGTCGATTCACATCTAGCAATAGCCAGTAGGTTATACCAATCCCATGGTAGCAATTTGAAAACCAAGCGTTCGGAGATTGTGTCGCTAGCCATTGATAAATCAATGGTTGCTAAACGATCCTCGTAAGCTCTCTGGGCGTAAGCCCTGTTGACATCTTGCGTATTGAGGTCGAGACCATGCTGCTTAAGTCGACTGCGTAATAGCTTTCCGATTCCAAGCTGAACATAAGTGTTCAACGAGGGCTCGATGCATATACCGCGATCGGTTTTGGCAGACTTAGGTACCGTAGTAAAGTTACTACCTTCCACTATCGAGTATTCAGTGACGCTCTCGCGCCACCGGTTCCCCATGATAGTTTTATAGAAAGGTAATAAGTCGATAGTCAGATGGATTTCTCCATCGTATTTATCAGACTTCACAGAACCAAAACCCTTCACTGATGTTGAAGCACCGGGACCAAAACGCATGTTATCACTAACATAGTTCAGATCTGGCCGCTTCACTTTACCCAACATCTTATAACACTCAGCCTTTACCCTGCGAAAGCGGGGGTCGGACGCAATGTCTTCGATAGATGAGTTAATTGTTTTACAGTGTGATTCCGATATGAAAAAGGAATCAATAGCGCTAGCCCTTCGATCAATATTGATAGGTAAGTTTGGACTTTTCTTCAACACGGTAGTTACGAGATAATCATCAGCAAATTTGCTTGATGAATCGTAATGTTCCGGGTTAATTTCAAGTTTAACATACTCGCTCCAGCTATTAGTCTCCGCAATTAAACGGATGCCAATAGAACGTGGAGAATCAACGAGATCGCAAAGATCCAGCAAAAGGGTTCGTTCCAACTCGAGGTCGGACGATATGAGATTTTTGACAAAATCCATAATAAAACTCCTTTGAAGTGCTCCATACTATTTTTCTTAGTAAGGCGCTTCTAAGTTACTAACCAAATCAGTAATTACTGATTCATCGATTAAATCACGAACCTGAGCGAGAAAATCGTCCCGGTTTAATGAAATAAAAGATGAAGGGATAGTGAACTTAGCTTCAAATATAGCTTTGTCCGTCACGACATACTTGCCATCAACTAGAGCTTCCCATGGGAAGTCCAAGCGGATGGTAGCATGATCTGTCTGTCTATTTGCACTAGATGGGTTAAACCCTAGGGTTACCTTCTCAGATGCAATCGCGGAATTACTATCGCGATTAATATAAACAGATGACTTCGGTTGAACAGATAAAGGATTAAAAACCTTATCTGTGGCTACACTGTTTGTCAGTGTTATTGCTGTTGCAGAGGCCATAATAGCTTCTCCTCAGTTAGCGACGTGATGTCGCAATTAAAGCACAGGATGTGCTGGTTACGTTATCGCAAAATTGCGGCTAACGACAAAAGGTTACCGACTCTAATAAAACTAAGAGAAGGTTCCCAACGGATTGGATCCGGGTTGATTTGCCCTAACGTGAAGGTCTCGCGTTTATGCGTTTCCCTCGTTACATGTGCTACTGACTCCTGCTTGATAAAAGCGGGTGACGTTGGCGACAAGTAAGGACCTTTGACTACATCTTTTCGCCTAGTTGTGAAAGAACCTCTCATATCTTTGACCCCCTCAAGGGCGTCAATGACAGAAAGGAACTCTCCTAAGGTGAAGAAATAGTCTATGATCCACGAGAAAGGTGTAATCTCCCATGCAAGTTCTGCAGGATTCCCAATGGTAAATTTACCAAGCGCTGAATGATGGAAACTAACGGCTGCTACAGCATCAATCTGAACTTCAGATGTATGCTCATGCTTATAACCGTCGTAACCAAAAGCAGACGCTTTGTCTTTTACCTGGGTCCGAACAATCACTTGTGGATCCCTTGGAGGCGATTGCAATGCTTCCAAGGATTTATGGACATCACTTAACAACGGCAGGATGCCGAAACGGTATGTCAGATTTGCCGCAGCTATGTTTCTAATATTAGTGGCTCTTGCGAGACCCTTAATATCGCCTCGTAAGAGGCTCCGCTTAATACCAATTAACATGGTACCAAGTTGAAGAAACAGATCTACAGTTTGTCTGTATTCCGCTAGTGAAGCGCCAAGATTGACTTTAAGTTCCTTAATCTTTGTTCTCAAACGAGAATGCCAGAAAGGATCAGCAACCATTGCGAAGTAATTCGGAAATGGCTGATTATACACGTAGGTCTTACTATTGTAAGAACCTGATATTGGACCGGGATAACAAAAATAATTGAGATCCTGGTCGTATATCTTGTACCCTGCAACGCTCGTGGTAGTCGTCTGGATTAAAGAATCCGTCGGATTAAACATGAGATTGTCGGGTGCAATAGGACGTGAATTGTCAGGGTCATTAGATACTGTGATAACAGACTTAATAAGCTGATTACTAAAGGTGTCAACCGATGAGTCAGTTTCAGTACAAGGATGATCCTCGATCTTCTGAAACTGTCGGTTTTCCCAAAAGTAATCAGAGTATGTAGTTTGTGTAACCATAGTCTATAGACCTCTTAGCTCCAAAGGATAAGCGTTAAGCTATCCTAAATAACC